CCGTTGACAATCGGTCCCCACGCGTACACGCCCTTGCCGCTGCACTTGCCGCACACGCCGGGCGCTTCGTTCTCGACTGCGAAGTCGTAGCCACTCATGCTCTTCTCCTATTGAGGCCAGATGCGGTTGATGCCGTTTGCGCGAAGCTTTGCGCGGCGGTATTGCTCGTTCTTGACGGCGGTGTTGACTTCGAGACAGAAGTCTTTCGCGAGGCGGGCAGCTTCTGTGGTGAAGCTCCCGTGTTTGAGCCGAAGGTCGGCGTCGAGCCACATGTCGATGGCTTGCTTCCGCTTTAACGCGAGGAAGGCGTCGGTGTGTAGGCGTAGGCGGTTCTCTGTGCGCATGCTCTTCTCCTTACGCGTTGGTCTTGGGCTGGATGAAGATGAAGAACGGGCGCATGTTGCCGTCGGCGTCTTCGTACCAGATGCTGTCGATGCCCTTGCCGCAGCGCGCGAGTCCGTTGACGATGCTGCGCACACGCTTGGCGGGATAGCTGAGCTTGATCTTGGTGTTGTCGTTGCGAACGATGCCGATGGTGATGAGATTGGTGTCCATGCTGATGCTCCATGAGGGTTGTCGAACACGACAAAAACCCGGAGCCCGCCCACGCAGTGGGCGAGTCCCGGGGTTCGGCGGTTAGATTGCGAGCACTTCGTCGAGGGTCATGGGCGGGAAGCGGCGGTCCCACTCGGCGAAGAGGGCGTCGAGGTGCGCATGCTCGGCTTCGATCGTCATGATGTCGCTACCGTCGAGATCGTCGAGTGCCGCAGCGTCGTACTGTTCGATGAAGTCGGCGGCGTCCTGGATGTCGACGAGGAGATCTTCGACGCTGAGGCGCGCGAGGCTGTTGAGGTCGGTCATGGTCTTGCTCCTAGGGATGTGGTGATGACGTGTGGTCACCCAGTGCCTTACCCACCGGGTCACCCTACAAACCGCTACTCGGAGCGTGGCTGCGCAGCAGCCGCGTGCTACGTCACTGAGTCACTGAGATACCCCGTAGCGTGGTGCCCATGCGGCGTGCGCTCTTGCGAGCGTTGAGGAGCGCAGGAGCCGCGCGTCCTCGCGCGTGCGACGTAGCGACGAAGCGCGAGCGCTACGTGTCAGAAACGGGAAGAAGGTCCCTTGGGCACTACGTTTCTCGGTTTCTTCGACGCCAGGAAACGCGATTTGCGGGAGGTCGGCTCAGCGGCTGAGTGGGTGAGTAGAGTCGGTCGCGTAAAGCAAAATTTTTGAAAATTTGAAATTTATTTTCAAATGTGCTGCAGCCCCGGACGGAGTCGGTAACCATCTCGACGCTCAAGGACGAGCGCCAGGAAGACCGCGCGCATGGACGCGCGTGGCCCACTCCAGAGACCGAGGACTGATGGCTGAGCAACCAGCAATGAAAACCTGCCCCGACTGCGAGCGAGTGCTGAGCCGGGAGGACGACTACTACCACTTCCAGTTGAGCCCGACTTCGTCGAGGGTCAGCGCGTACTGTCGGGCCTGCAGTAGCACCCGCTCATCGCGTAACTGGAAGAAGCGCAAGCGCGACATCCAGGAGAAAATCATTGCCTACCTGCAGACCCACCAGTGCGTGGACTGTGGCGAGGCAGACTGGCAGGTGCTGGAGTTCGATCACCGGGACCGCGACAAGAAGATCGACGCCGTGTCGAACATGGTCAATCGCTGCGGCTGGCCGCAGGTGGAACGCGAGATCGCCAAGTGCGACGTGCGCTGCGCGAACTGCCACCGCCGCAAGACGGCGAAGGACCTCGACCACTACGCGTACCTGATCCCGCAGAACCTGTCGAACCGGGTCCACTGATGGAAGAGCCGAACCAGGATCCGGAGCAGACGCTGGCGGACTTCCTCAGCGGCGTCACCATGGACGCGCTCGAAGACAACCAGACCCGGATCCAGTTCACGATCCATTACAAGGGCAACCTCGTGGACTGCGAGCTGTGCGTCAAGCGCATCTACGTCCCGGGCCTCTCCACCACCAAGCAGTAGGAGCTACCATGACTGACGCATTCAAGTTGGCGCAGGAGAATCTGCGCACCGCGACCGAGTTCCACCAGCTCTTCCGCCACGTCGTCGACCCGACCCTGACCAGCACCGAGTGCGTCAGGCTCGTCCACGGCGACCGCGAGTCGGCGGCGTTCATCATCGACGGCCCGGATCACGGCGTCATCGCCGGCTACGTGGCCCACTTCATCAACGAGCTGTTCAACACGCTCACCACGGGCGCCATGGCCGCGCCGGAGCAGCCGCCCCCCGCGAGCGAGTCGAGCGACCCGGAGCCGTCGCCGCTCGTGCTGCCCGAGAAGCCGCGACTCATCGGCGTGTGACCCGTGGCGATCGACTTCGAGCCGATACTGTCGACCATCACCCCGAAGCAGCGCCTCTTCGTCGAGGCGAAGCTCAAGGGCATGCCCGACGGCACGGCTCGGAGGATCGCCGGCAGCGAGGCGCGCTACGACGAGGAGCTGGCGGAACAGCGCGTCGCCGATGCGCTCAAGGCCTGTCAGGCGCTCAGCGCACGGGACCTGGGCGTCACGCGCGACACGCTCCACAACATGCTCATGGAGGCCTATCGGGCCTGCGCCGACGCCAAGGAAGTGGTGCTCGTGGTCCGCGCCCTGGCTGAACTCTACGGCTTGAACGCGCCGAAGAAGCTGGAGGTCAAGAACACCGGCACGATCGTCCACCGCGCGGAGCAACTGCGCTCGCTGTCCAACGACGAGCTGGAGAAGCTGGCCCACAGCGACGCGATCGACGCGGAATTCACGATCACTCCGAGGCTAGAGCACCAGCGTGGCTGAGGTCACGAACGCTTGCACTCGCTGCTGGAAGGCCGACGCGGTCAACAACCCACGCGGCTGGGCGATGTGCGGGCCGTGCGCGGCCTACGCCGACAAGGCGGTGACCATCCTGGAGGAAGTGTGGGCGGCGTACCCGGCCAAGAAGCACGGCGGCTCTGAGGCAGAGCGAGAGGCGTGGCGCGAGAGTACCAAGGAGCTGTTGAGCTGCCTCCCGGCCCGCGCCCGCCAGCCGAAGCAGGAGGCGCTGGTCATTGCATCCATGATCAAGGGGGCGAAGATCACCGGCCACACGCCGCCCGAGCTGGTGCATTACGTGGTGAAGGAGGGCGATCCGGTCCCGCCGCGCGCGCCGACCGTGCGCGAGCACCGCCGCCGTGTCGTCCAGGTGTGGCGCGCGACCAACTCCGCCAAGCGCACCAAGAAGAAGGGCACCCAGAAGCCGCGCAAGCCGCGCGCCAAGGGCCTGCTGGGCGCCGCAGTCGCGGCGATCGAGAACGGCGAGGTCCCGCACCGCCCCGCGGCGCCACTAAGTCACTTAGTCACTCCGGTCCAGGCAGCCCTACCAATCCCGCCCGAGCCACCCAGTGACCCAGTGACGAAGGACGTGGTGCTGAGGGAGCTGGCCGCGCGCGAGCTGGCGCGGCGCAAGCTGCTACGGTTCATTCTGCGGATGTATCCACAGTATGAGGCCGGCTGGTTCCACATCGACCTGTGCGAGCGCCTGGAGAAGTTCCTCCAGGACGTGATCGACCGCAAGAGCCCGCGGCTGATGCTCAGCGTGCCGCCGCGCCACGGCAAGTCGTTCATCGTGTCCGAGAAGTTCCCCGCCTGGGCGCTCGGCCGGTACCCCTGGCTGGAGTTCATCGGCGCGTCCTACGGCCAGGAGCTGGCGAACGACTTCTCGTTCAAGGTCCAGCAGCTCATCCAGAGCGAGGTCTACCAGCAGCTCTTCCCGAAGACGCAGTTGCAGGAGGGGCGCCAGTCCATCGAGACGTGGCGGACCACGGCCGGCGGCCAGTACATGGCGGCCGGCGCCGGCGGCCCGATGACCGGCCGCGGCGGCCACATCCTGGGCATCGACGACCCCCTCAAGAACCGTGACGAGGCCGACAGTTCTGCCATCCGCGAGCGGCTGCACCGCTGGTACACCTCGACGGCGTACACCCGGCTCATGCCCGGCGGCGGCGTGCTGATCACCCAGACGCGCTGGCACGACGACGATCTGGCCGGCCGGCTGGAGACGGAGTACCGGACGGCGCTGCGCCAGCTCGGCGACGACGGCGTCTGGCCGGAGGACGCCGACCGCTGGGAGATCATCAGCTACCCGGCCATCGCCACCGAGGACGAGAAGTGGCGCCGCAAGGGCGAGGCGCTGCACCCGGAGCGCTACAACCTCGCGGCCCTGAACAAGATCAAGAGGACGCTCGGCCCGCGCGACTGGGCCGCGCTGTACCAGCAGACGCCGGTGCCCGACGAGGGCGGGTACTTCAAGGCGGAGTGGGTGCGCTACGCCGACAGCATGCCGGACCACAACGGGCTGCAGGTGTACGCGGCGTGCGACTTGGCCGTGTCGAAGAAGGATTCGGCCGACTTCACCGTGTTCGTGGTGGTCGGCGTGGACCGCTCGGACAACATCTGGGTGCTGGACGTGCGCCGCGGCCGCTGGAACGCCGCCGAGATCATCGACCAGCTCTTCGACGTCCACCGCGTGTGGAAGCCGAAGCTGATCGGCATGGAGGAGGGCGCGATCCTGTCGGCGATCGGCTCGTTCCTCGACAAGCGCATCGCCGAGGAGAAGCTCTGGGACATCGCGATCGAGCCCCAGAAGATCCGCGGCAAGGACAAGGAGTCGCGCGCGCGGCCGATCCAGGGGCGCATGCAGCAGGGCATGGTGTATTTCCCGCGCAACGCGTCGTGGACCGCTGAGGCCATGAACGAGCTGCTGCGGTTCCCGGCCGGCACGCACGACGACATCGTCGACGCGCTGGGCTGGATCGGGCAGATGCTCTCCAGCATGTCGCAGCGGATGATCGAGACGAAGAAGCTGGAGAGTTGGAAGGACAAGCTGCACGAGCACGTCGAGAAGGCGGCCGGCGGTTCGACCGACTGGATGGCCGCTTAGATTGCAGCCCCGCTGCAGATAGGCGACAAGGCTGTATCCCGAGGACTCCGAGCCCATGCCAGAGACAGTCGACGAGATCAACGCTGATGCGCACGCGCAGGGCGCCATCAACCCGCTCGACGAGCTGTACATCGTCAACACGAACTGGCATGCGTACGTCAGGGCGCGCGACAACGGGCACCTGAAGTTCGTCCGCGACGCCAAGCAGTTCGACAAGTATTACTGCGGCGAGCAGTGGGACGAGACCATCCTGTCGGACCTCGCCGCGTCGCGCCGCCCGGCGCAGACCATCAACCTGATCCTGTCGACCGTCAATGCGGTGACCGGCGAGTACCTCGCCAGCCAGCAGGACCTCGACGTCAAGCCCGTCGACTCGGAAGCGAACGAGGGCACCGCGCTCTCGCTTGAGAAGATCATCCGCCACATCCTCGAAGGATCGAGGTCGAAGTACGTCGAGAAGCAGGTGTTCATGGATGGCGTCATCCAGGACCGCGGCTACTTCGACATCCGGATGAATTTCGACGACAACGTGTTCGGCGAGATCACCGAGACGTCGCTCGACCCGATCGACGTGCTGCTCGACCCGGGCGGCCGGGAATACGACCCGCGGACGTGGTCGGAAGTCTTCGTCACGCGCTGGATGACGCCGGACCAGATCGAGGAGATGTACGGGAAGGAGATCGCCGACAAGGTGCGCTTCGTCGACCCGGGCATCAGCTTCGGCATCGACTCGATCGAGTTCGACCCGTCGACGTTCAGCGGACGCGATGCGTTCTACACCGCCGGCCCGATCGGCTTCCAGTACCGCGAGGACTGGAAGCAGGTGCGCCGCGTGCGCGTCCTGGAGCGCCAGTGGTTCAAGATGGCCCTGCGGGCTTACTTCCTCGACGTGCAGACCGGCGACACCTCGCCGGTGCCGGACGGCTGGGACGCGCAGCGGATCCAGCGCGTGGTCGACGTGATGAAGTCGAAGCGGCAGGAGATCCAGATCATCAAGCGCAACGTGCGCCGGGTGAAGTGGACCGTCTCGGTCGACAAGTTCCTCATCCACAACGACTGGTCACCGTACGACTGGTTCACCGTCGTTCCGTTCTTCCCCTACTATCGCCGCGGCCGGCCATTCGGCATCGTCCGCAACCTGATCTCGCTGCAGGACATCATGAACAAGGTCTCCTCACAGGAGATCCACGTCGTGAACACCAGCGCGAACTCGGGCTGGGTGGTGCAGCAGGGCTCGCTTGCGAACATGACGGTGCAGCAGCTCGAACAGGTCGGTGCCAAGACCGGCCTTGTGCTGGAGTACGGCAAGACGTTCCAGCCGCCCGTCAAGATCCAGCCGAACCAGGTCCCCGCGGGCCTGGAGCACATTGCCAACAAGGCGATGGTCTACTTCCGCGAGGTCAGCGGCGTCAGCGACGCCATGCTCGGCCAGCCGGGCCGGGAAATCAGCGGCCGCGCCATCGAGCAGAAGCACTCGCGCGGCCTGCTCCAGCTCGACCTCGTGTTCGACAACCTCGCGTTCACGCGCCAGATCCGCGGCGAGATCATCCTCAAGCTGATCCAGCAGTTCTATACCGACGAGCGGGTGATCAGGATCCTGACGAATGACGTCCAGGAGGGCGATCAGTACGAGCAGGTGATGCTCAACGCCAAGCAGATGTCCGGCGAGATCCTCAACGACGTCACGCTCGGCAAGTACGACGTCGTCATGTCCAGCACGTCGTCGAAGGACACCGAGCAGGACAGCATCTTCGCGCAGCTCTGCTCGCTCCGCGAGATCGGCGTGAAGATTCCGGACTTCACGATGGTCGAGAACTCGAACCTCGTGAACCGCAAGGAAGTCGCGCAGTGGATCCGCCAGCTCGAAGGTGCGGCGCAGCCGACACCCGAAGAGATCCAGCAGCACCAGCAACAGCAGCAGCTTGAGATGCAGGGCGCGATCGCCAAGATCGACAAGATGCGCGCCGACGCGCAGGCGTCGATGGCGCAGGCGCAGCTCTTCATGGCCC